TAATGTTATAGCCAAAAAAAAAACGTCGACCTCCCCTCGCCTATTTATAGGGTCCTCCCCCCTCGCTTGTTTGGCCCCCACCAAACTGTCAACAATGCCCTACGGACGTTACCGCCGCTCGTCTTACCGTCGCTACGGGCGATCTCGGTATGCCCCCCGCTCTTACGTCAGGCGTCCATACTATGGCGTCAGGCGGCCATTCTATTCTCGTCGACGTTACAGACCGGTCAGTCGATCAATCCTCAATGTGTCCTCCGTCAAAAAGAAGGACAACATGCTCGCAGTCACGAACGTCCTTGGCACTGCAAGGCCCTCAGTCCAGCCTTTCCAAGATGGTGCGGCAAGTCTCGTTGGCTCAACAGCGGGGCGGGGTAGCCCCTATGTGTTCATCTGGAACGCCACCGCCCGCGATCACGAAGATGATTCGACCAAGTACGATGAGGCCGCCCGAACCTCCTCCGCTCCCTACATGGTCGGCCTCAAAGAGCGCATTCTTGTCCAGACCTCCGACGCCAACCCCTGGCAATGGCGTCGTATCTGTTTCACCGCCAAGGGCCTCAACTCCTCCTTCCTCACCGCTGGCGCTGGCGCCAATGAGAACAACCCCTTCTACGAGGATTCAACCGGTTTCCGACGAGAGGTTGCTGAGCCAGGCTCTGCAGGCCTCACTAACATCCGGAATATCATTTTCGACGGGGCGTATGGGATAGACTGGAATGACCCCTTTTCAGCCAAGACCGACAACCAGCGCATCAAGGTCCGGTACGACAAGACTCGCATGATCCGTTCCACAAATAATGTTGGAGTCATACGCTACTACAATATGTGGCATCCAATGAAAAAAACCCTCATGTACAATGATGATGAGAATGGGGCTAGCATGGATTCTGCGTACGTGGCGCAGATGGGTGATATGGGCATGGGCGATTATTTCGTTCTTGATTTCATTCGTTGTATTGACGCTCCTTCTGGTACACCCGGTCTCATTTTTCAACCTGAAGCTACTCTGTACTGGCACGAAAGATAGGTGCCTTGACCTCGTATATCTCACAATTGATCTCCATCCAGTCCCAATCGATGTCGTGGTGTAGTGGGTCTTCCCTTGGATCCTTGTTGCATGTCCAAATTGTTGGTTTCAACCACTTGACTGTTTTCTTCCGCATGTACTTGTCCTGCAGTGTCAGACTAGGCATCCCCCCCAGCCACTGTTTGTACCCAAAATAACCTGCATGCAGCCCCCCTTTCATGTCGTTGAACACGGCGTACGACGCTGTTTCATCGAATAGCTTCATATCCCATTGATCCTCGATACTGAAGTGGTGTCCCAAGGAGCGCGCCCATGTCGTCTTTCCAAATCGAGAACCGCCCCATAGGATCAACGATTTCGGCCTGTGACCAATTAGAAAAATGCCTCATACTAGCCCCGGCGGCAGGGGCCCCACTGTGGGGAACCGCCGGGGTGTGCTGCAGCACCATCCACACCGAGACTGCTCCGCCCAAACACCCCATCCACTCTATCTGTTCCTTTAGAGCGGAGGTCGCTTGCGGCCGGAGCGACTAGATGCAAACGTACCTTCCATTCGGGTTTGTGAGGTTCCTTTCGACCCAACTGGTCAGTTCTTCGGGTATTTCCAAAAATTCACCGACGGGTGGCTCGTATACCTCTTTGGGTTTAGCGTATTTCCAGTCCGCGTACGAGCTGAGTTGCCCGAAGCAGCACGCTAGTTGTCGAGGAGCCATAGTCGCACACTTCTCGAAAAATTCCTCACGTGTTCTCGCAAGGATGATTTCGTGCCAAACGTCATTGGAGGGTCGATCCTCCTCATCTCCCATTGGGCACTCCCCTCTTTCTGCGACGATCTCATGGCCCTCTTTCGTACCCGCATGCTTTCCGACGTAATTCCAGCCTCTGTCAGGACGCGACCGGCGGACTCGAATGTTTGGAGAACGTCCTGCAACCTGGAATGTTTTCCGTGCGTCGGTATCGCTGTAAGGCTCGTCGAAGACGCACATAGCATGGTAGTGAGGTTTTCCATCAGCATGTAGCTCTCGACCAACCCGGTAGTCGCATCCAAGTCTGTCAAGTATCGTAATAAGATCGCAGACTGGCCAGTCGTCAGGTGTCCGAACGAAGGTGACCATAAAGAACTGTTCATTGTCGAGTTTGTACTTCGCGGGCATGTCGACACGTGACTGTCAAATTTTTTTGGCGAATCT